ATTAAAGATATTCATTATCCGGTGGTGGAACACTAATGGCCCAATACCTAGTACGCACACTAACAGATTCAACCGGTCACCCTTTCACTCATGTAACTAAAGCACGTGAGAATGAAACGTTTACTGTGGTTGAGGCAGAGAGTAAGGAAGAGGCAGAACGTAAATATAATGACTTAATACAATGTGCTAACTGTGGAAGTTGGGACACAGAGTATGAATATTTGTACGTAAATAATATACCGATACATTTAGCTTTTAGTTGTAATAACTGTAATGAAAGATATGGAAAAGAGTTAGTTAGAGATGAAAAAGGATATTCAATTAAATTAAAAGAAAAGGACAGTGAGTGAATGACTAAATATAAAATGGAAGCAAAATTAAATATAGAGAATATGAACGAACTTACCTTGTTAACTAAAAGAGTAGAACGAGCAGCTAAAGAATTGCGAGTAGCTATGAAAGAGCTTAATAAATTTAAACTTAAAGCGAATATGGAAACGGAGGACGACTAATGAAATACACATGTGTGAAAACAGCTAGAACACCTAGTAAAGTTTTCTTTCCTGGTGATTTTGTAGAGATCAAACGTTTAAAACATCCTGCAGTATTTAAAGATAACACGTATTACTATAAGGAATTAACTACAGAAATACTTATGAGTAAATCTTTTATTAAAGAACATTTTAAAATAGGACAACATAAATCAGATAGTTTAACACTTGTAGCAGGTATCGGATTTATTTTGGGGCTGGGTACTCAATTATTTTTCTAGGAGGAAAACCAATGAGAATATTAAAAACACTATTAATTATATTTTTATACGAGCTATCAAAAGAAATCACATATGAAATCATTTGTCGTAAACAAGCAAATGACATGGTGGACAAAACACCGATAGATTATGAAATAGATGCATGGAAAAGATATTAAGGAGAAGAGAAGATGAAAAAATTAGTATTAGCAGCAACATTATTATTAACAGTATTTTTAGGCGGTTGTACATGGTTAGATGATGAAATCAAAGATCATAAAAGTGATACGAAAGGATTAGAAAGAACAGTCACTGTTTACAGTAAAACAGGTGATGTAGTTAAGAAATATAAGGGCGATAATGTGAGAACCAAATATAATGATGGTGGAGCATTAGTTATAAATATAGATGGCAAACGTGTACAAGTAATGAATAGTGATGTAGTAATTGAGGAGAAAGGCGCAGAGAAATACGAGGTGAGTAAATAATGTGGATTATTATAGCAATTATATTAGCGACTATTACTGTTGTAACTTTACTCATTAATTCAAAGAAAGACGATAAGATAAAAGCATTGCAATATGAAGTAGGTTATTTAGCGCTATGTCTATTACATGAAGATAAACCGAAGAGACATTTAACAGATGAAGAATTATTAGAGATAAAGCGCGAGTTAGATAAACGTATAAAGTAACTGGAGGTATTGGATGAATTTAGGTAAAGAAGACATTCCAAAGTTAGAACAGTTTTTCAGAAAGTATAACGATTTAAAAGGACAGTTAGCATATAGAAGATACGAACTGTTATACCAACCGTCTGATTCAAATATTGGTGGCGGTAAATCTAATCTTCCAAGTAGCCCAGTGGAAAATGAGATAGTAAAGCTCCATAAAGATATTAAGTATTGTAACTTACAAGCTACTATACAAGCGATAGAAGATGTATATAACAAGGCAACCCCAGAACAAAAGTTTATTATAGAACATAGATATTGGGAACAAGACTTATTGATATATGAGTGGCAGGATATAGCGCATGAGTTAACTAAGAAGAGGAAAGACGATAAGATCATTAGTCAATATTCAGTTATCAGAATGCGTAATCAGATAATGAGAATGATAGCAGAAAGAATAGGATGGATACACTTTGATTAACCGCAATTACCATGTTAGTGAATTGCGCTTGAAATAACGATACTATGATATTGTACCCGAATGTTAAGGGATATTATATATAGATATTATATTATATTACGGCACGTTACTTTATGTAGCGTGTCTTTTTATATGCCACAGATTAAAGAGCCACATAATAAGAACGCACATATAAAAGGATACTACTTGTTAAGGTGGGCTGTTTAAGTCATAGGCAATAAGGGTCATATGCTAACAACTAACATATTGTATGTGATCTAAAACAATAGACTTTTATTGATAAAGGTTTAATCAGTTTAAGAGATAGATTGAAACAAGAAATAATTATAATGATAAGTTTATTGTTTAAATAATTTAACAATGAAATGTTTATTGATTATAAAGTTTGATGATTAATTTGTTATTGATTAATAAACAATTCTAAAGTTGAAAGACAAAATGATTTGATTAATTCAATTTCGTTTTGTCTTTTTTATTTAACAAAATAAATTTTAAATTAAAATATAAAAATTCAAATGAAAGAAGTTGATTCATTTGTTTGTTCAACCAAAGGTTCGACTTGGTAATAAGTCATATACTCAAACCGAGTTGCAAGACTATAGGAAAGCCAATACTAAGCGTTATAACCAAAGCGTTAGGCACAATAAGTATAACAAGGACTATACAGAGTTCTATAACAGTACTCAATGGCGTAAATTACGATTACAAGTACTGATTAGAGATAATTACTTGTGTCAGCATTGTTTAACTCAAGGTATTGTGAATGACAAAGATTTAATCGTTCACCATAAGGTTGAATTGAAACGGGATTGGTCGAAAAGACTGGATATGGATAATTTAGAGGCGGTATGTACAAGTTGTCATAATAAGATTCATGAAAAATAATCTGAAATTTTTTGGGGCGAAGAAAAACCCCCGTCACTATTGGGATGGCGAAACAACGAGCCGACCTTTTTTGTGACCAAATTCCCAAAATGAAAACTTTCACAAAGTCATACAAAGACTGGAGGTGCTGATATGGCAGGAAGAAAACCAAAATTAAATGCAAATAAGCTTGGAAATAGAACAAAAGAAGAATTAGAACAATCGGAACTTAAAGAAAATGGGTTAAAGCAGTTTACAAAAATAGATGTTGAAACTGTACCAGAAGGTTTAACTGAAAATGCTGCTAAAGAATGGTTGAGGGTTGTACCCTTACTTGAACAATTGCCGATAGCCGAATTAGATTATTCACTTATAAAAAAATATTGCGAAGTGTTAGATCAAAACGACACATTATATCGTGCTATAAGTCAGAAACATGGTATTGAAGGTATGGTTGACCCAGAAACTAATCGTAAAACAGGAGCTTTCATGGCATATATGGAGTCATTGAAAGAGTTGCGTTCTATTTGCGGACAATTAGGGATGACTATCGACTCTCGAATGAGGTTAGTAGTACCGACACCAGATGAACAAAAGCAATCTATATACGATGAGTTTGGAGTTGATGATGATGACTAATACAATAACGCCTAAAACTCACGAAGAATTATTGGATATTCCTATAGAGTATAAAGATGATGCTTATAAATATTGTGTGAAAGTACTTACCGGAGAGTACATAACGTGTAAGGATACAAGATTTGCTTGTATACGACATTTAAAAGACATACACAAAGCGATAAATGATTCTGAATGGAATTATACCTATAAGCCTAATCGTGCTAAAAAGGTCATTAAATTCGTTGAGGCATTACCTGATACGAAAGGGAATATTAATAAACTTGGATTGTTTCAAAAGTTCATAATTGCAAGTGTTCGAGGTTGGTTTACTAAAGATACAGACATGTTGCGTTTTAGAAAAGCCTTCATATCGATGTCTAGAAAGAATGGTAAATCAATTTTGGTATCTGGTCTCGTTTTATATGCTTTTTTATTCGACAGAGAACCAAAAGAAGGTAGACAAATGTTCACCGCAGCTAACGATAAATCACAGGCGAGCATTGTTTTTAATATGGTAGCTAAACAATTAATGTATTTTGTTTCAAAAGTACCTGAGCTTAAAAAAGATGTAAAGAAGGTTCGAGAATTACTGACTCACACAAAAGACGGTTCATATATAAGACCGTTATCTCGTGATACTGGAGCGGTTGATGGTTTTGAACCGTTTTTAGCCGTTATAGATGAATACCATGCAGCTAAAACAAATGAAATGATAGAACTTATTGAATCTGGGCAAGGTAATTTACTGCAGTCAATGATATTCATTATTTCTACAGCTGGTTTTAATTTAAACGCACCTATGTACACAGATGAGTGGCCATACTCTAAAGATATATTGGACGATAAATACGAAGATGATGAATACTTTGCGATTATATTCGAGCAAGATAAAGAAGATGAATGGCAAAACAAAGACATGTGGGCAAAATCTAATCCTTTAATTAATGAATCTGATGAGTTGAAAGAACAAATAGAAGATTTTCTTGAAAAACGTGTGGCAGAAGCTACAAAAAAAGGTTCAATGTTTAGAGTTTTAGTGAAAAATTTTAATTATTGGATGCAAGCGAGCGAAGAATCATATCTTGATTTTAACGATTGGAAGAAAAATGAAACGGATTTTGATGTTAGTGATACTAAAGTATATATCGGTCTTGATTTATCTAGAGCTGATGACTTAACCGCGGTATCTTTTATTCATTTAGATGAAATAAAGAAACAATATTATATAACTTCGCACTCTTTTGTAGGAACTAAAGGTGGGCTACAAGGAAAGATTGAACGTGACCTTATAGATTATCGACAGTTGGCAAGTGATGGTTATTGCACTATTACTGATTTATCTAGCGGAATTATAAACACTAATCAAGTATTAGATTATATTGAAAATTACGTTAAAAAATACAATCTAGATGTACAAGCTATTTGTTATGATCCTTACTCTATACATGGGGTGCTAGCAGAGATTGAACGTCGAGAATGGTTTTATGATTTATATGAGATTAGGCAAGGACCACAAACGCTTTCCAATCCAAATCTTGAATTTAGGTTGAATGTGATAAATGGCGATATAAAACACCACACAAACCCATTGTTAGACATAGCAATCAAAAATGCAGTTGCTAAAAATGTTAATGACTCAATCATGATAGAAAAGAAAATGAACAGGCAAAAAATAGACCCTTTAATGGCGACTATATTTGCTTACGTAATAGCAAGTGAGCATGAGTGGGATGTGGAAACAATCCTACCATTATTCATATAAAAAGAGGTGATTTAATGAATAAAACTGTATATGCAATAATCCTGCTGCTACTGTTACTTGTAGGTATTAGTAGCTTTGCTTACGGGCTATTTATGATTTGGCAACCGTTAGCGTATATAATTGGTGGATTGTTTTTGATTATTTTGTCAACAATCTTAAACCAAGCATACGATAACACCTCAGAAAGGGGTGAGAAATAAAAATGCCGTTACTTGATTTAGGTTTCACAAGTAAGCAAGACAAAATTAATAGAGATTTAGAAAGAATACTATATTGGCAAGAACATGGTACTCATGCAAGCTACACAGGTATAAATGCTTTGCGTAATAGTGATGTATTTACTGCAACTCGTATAATTTCCGCTGATATAGCAAGTACTAAATTAAAAGTGAAAGGCCATGAAACAAATACGGTAATGAATCAGGTGTTGGAATATTTTAATAAAAACCCAAATTCAGATTTACCTGGATGGCACTTTAAATTTATTATCATTGCAAACATGCTACTTAATGGTCAATCATTTGTTGAAATTATAAGAGATGAAAACAACTTTCCTACAGGATTTCATTTTTTACACAATGACTTAGTAGGGTTAGAAGAAAAAGATGGAGAGGTAATCTATAACGTCAGTGAAGATGTTGATGGTAATGCAGTAAAAATCACTAGTGATGATATATTGCATTTTAGATATATCACGTTAGATGGTTATGTGGGATACAGTCCGTTGTATGCACTGGCTCATGAGATAGGGATTTCTCAAGGTTCAAAAGGTTTCTTACGTAACTTTTTTGATAATGGAGGAACATCTACATCTGTACTCAAATACAAGAAAGGTCAGATAAATTCAGAGCAGTTAAGTGATTTGAAAAAGAGTTTTGCTGACAGCCAACTTAAAAATAATGGCGGGTTAGTCGCTATTGATGACACTATGGATTTCAACAGATTACAAATACCTACAGAGGTGCTGAACTTTTTGAACAGTTATAAGTTTAGTACAACTCAGGTTGCTAAAGCTTTTGGTTTGCCGGTATCTAAACTAGGTATCGAAACGGTAAACACTTCAATAACACAAGCTAATCTTGAGTATTTACAAAGTACATTAGATCCTATTTTCAAGATGATGATTGCAGAATTGGAAACGAAAGTGTTTAAGTTTATTGATTCTGGTTATGAATTGGAATTTGATTCATCACGACTTATTGACATAGACCCCGAGTTACAATTACAACGAATTACTGAGTTGCATGGTAAAGGTATTATATCAACTGATGAGGCGCGAAGTGTATTTGGATATCAACCTATTGAACATGGTAACGAACCACTTGTTGATTTAAATAGAGCGCCGCTATCAACATTGCAAAATTATCAAGAGTCGAAGATAAACAAAGAAGTCGAAAAGAACTCCGTAGAAAGGGGTGATGAATATGACGAATAGCAACGTTGACGCCTATAAAGATATGGTCATCGAAGGGTATGCAGTAATCTTTAATTCTGTTAGTAAGATGACCCCTAATGGTTATAGGGAGAAGATAATGCCAACTGCATTTGATGGGGTTGATGTATCAGATGTTAAATGCTTAGTAGACCATGATTGGGGACAGCTTATCGGTAGGACGAAATCAGGCACGTTAGAGATAAACGTTGATGAAAAAGGATTGAAATTTAAATGTTATCTACCTAATACATCAACAGGGCGTGATATATACGAAAACATTAAGTTAGGAAACATAGATGAATGTAGTTTCTTTTATACACTGCCACAAAAGAATGAAGGTAGTAGACACTGGGAAATGCAAGATGAGGACTATGTTCATGTAGTCCATCAAATTTCGGAGCTTAGAGAAATAAGTGTTGTAACTATGCCCGCGTATGATGATACATCGGTTATAGTAGCTCAACGTTCAGAAGACCTTAATCATGTAAAAGAACTTGAACAAATGAAAATAGCGTTAGATATAGAAAGCCTTCGTTTTGATACGTAAGGCTATTTTTTATGCCCAAATTTAAGGAGTGAGAGTGAATGGCAAATTTAGACGAGCGCAAAAAGGAAATCACTAATTTAATTTCTAAAGCGCAAGAAGCAGTTGAAAAAGGTGATTTAGAAACTGCTAGAAATTTAAAAGCTGATATTGATGCGCAGAAAAAAGAATATGAAGAATTAGAACAGTTATCACAAGAAATTGAATCATCAGCACCTAAACAAGACGAAGAACCACCAACTGATGAAGGCTCACAAGAAGTTGACAATCAAAAAGAAGAATCTACACCAGATAAATCAGACAACGAAACGAGCGCCGATAAAGAAAAAACAGAAGATAAAAAAACAGATTCACCAATTGATAGTGGTGCAGATGATGATAAATCAGAAGAACCTTCTACAACTATTGAAAAAGTAGCAGAACCTACAGAAGAAAAATTGGAAGAAGAAAAAGACAAAAAGAAAAAAGAGGGAGCGAAACGATCTATGGCGAAATTAAATCAAAATCAAGAAACTAACGAGGAAGTCTTAGCTTTCGAACAATATATGAAATCTAAAGGAGCAAAACGCGATAATGTTAAATCTGATGATGCAGGTGTAACAATTCCGCATGATATTAAATATGTTCCAGAAAAAGAAGTTAATACGGTACAAGATTTATCGCAATTAGTAACAAAAGAAAGTGTTAAAGGCCCTAGTGGTGAATATCCTATTTTGAAACGTGCTAATGCTAAATTTAGTACAGTTGCAGAATTAGAAGCAAACCCAGAGTTAGCTAAACCAGAATTCAAATCAATTGAATGGAAAGTACAAACTTATCGTGGTTCTATTCCAATCTCGCAAGAAGCATTGGACGATTCAGTTGCTAATTTAACATCTATTGTATCTGAAAATATCAACGAGCAAAAAATCAATACTTTAAATGAAAGAATCGGAACTGTATTAAAATCATTTAATCCAACAACAATTTCAAATGTCGATGACTTAAAATCAATTATCAACGTCAAATTAGACCCAGGATACGACCGTCAAATCATCTGTACACAAAGTTTCTATCAAAAATTAGACACTTTGAAAGATGGTAACGGTCGTTATTTATTACAAGATAGCATTATTAATACAGCTGGTAATACGGTGTTAGGTATGAATATCGTAGTTGTTCGCGATGACTTACTTGGTGCTAATGGTGATGCAAAAGCATTTATCGGAGATATCAAGCGTGGCGTATTCTTCGCAGATCGTACTGACGTATCAGTTCAATGGATTGAAAACCAAATCTACGGTAAATACTTGATGGGTGCTTTCCGTTTCGATGTTAAACAAGCTGATGAAAACGCTGGTTTCTTCGTAACATTTGAAGATGCTGGACAACAGCCAGAAGGTGAATTAGGAGCATAAGTAAAGTAGGTGATTTCAATGTTTAAATTAGATAGCGTTGAATCAGTAAAAAAGGCGATTCGTGTTGACCATGATTTTGATGATGACTTAATTATGGAAGTTTATTTACCTGGAGCGATAAATGAAGTTAAAACAGCTGTGTCATTGGATGATGAAGATGAGGCGTTTTATGAAAATAATGCATTATTCAATTTAGCTGTTTTAAACATTGTCGCACATCACAATGATAACCGTTCAATAACAACAAATGAACAATCCTTTGATGTTCCAGCATCTTCTATGGCCCTTATACAAACACTACGTAGTGATTTAGTTAAATGGCGCATAGAGAAGAACGAGGTGACAATCGATGAATCTTAATCAACTTGATTATAGAGTTGCTTTTTATGATTACGTTAATGATGGCCCAGAAGCTGGCATGAGTGAATTAACTGAAGTATATAGTTGTTTTGGCGGTTTGTATGAACCGACGCAAAAGGATGTACAGTTAGGTAATTTAGAGCTTAGCAAAAGGTCAGTCACGTTAAATATTAGAAACCCGCAACCACAATTTATACCGAACGTTAATCAAACGTTTGAAGTTAAGAACGGTATATATTCAGGGTTGTTTTTTAATGTCAAAAATGTGGCTCCTGCAAAAACACCTAACTATATAAAAGTGGTTGGTGAAGAAGAATGACTGTGACAGTTAAAGGTGATAAAGAAATAATCGCATATTTAGAAAAGAAATTTGGAAAATCAGCAACTAAACGTATTACGGATTACGCGTTAACTAAAGGCGGGCAAAAAGTAGTGCAAATCATCAAAAATAATATGAAGTCGTTTGAAGATACAGGAGAATCTGTATCCGAGACTTCTTTATCTAAGCCGATGACAATCGGTGGCGTAAGGACAGTTAAGGTTCATTGGAAAGGTCCAAAACAACGTTATCGCATTATCCATCTTAATGAGTACGGTCATTTCGACCGTTCTGGTAAGTGGGTGAACACATCAGGAAAAGGTGTGATAGAAAAAGCGATGCGTGAAGGCAGAGAAACTTATTTTAAAACTGTGAAAGATGAGATAAGAAAGCGGGTGTAGGTTTGGAAGACATAACAATGAAGATATATAACGCAATTATAGATAATGAAGAAATTATGAAAAACGTTAATAAAAACGATATAAAATTTTATGATTATCCAAATGCGCAAGAAATCAAAAACACATGTATTGTCATAGACCCTTTAGGGACTCCGACACCCGCTGATTTCGCAGACAACGACAATATGACATATGAGTACCTTTATCAAATAGATGTATTCGTAAAACAAAATACAGGCATTAACGGACGAGTCCTATCAGATAGGCTCGTTTTTTTATTGCAAAGAATTATGTGGGATGAACTTGGATTTGGTGAGGCTTCATCTATAAAGCCTGAATACATCAAGGAGTTCAAGTTATATCACCAAGCAAAACGATTTGAAGGAAAACAATATTACAAATTATAGGAGTGTTTATATATGGCAGAGAAAAGCTATCGTTCATTTACAGGATTAACAGAATTTTATTACAAAGTGCACGGAGAAGATATCCAAGTAGTCAAAGATCCAGAACGTATCAAATATTTACAAGAGATTTCAGTTTCAAAAGACCAAGATATTGAGAAGGCATACGGTGATAACCAAGTAGCGGAAATGGCAGTAGCAAACGGAACTATTGAGGTTGAAGCTGGATTCCATAAATTACCATTAGAAGATAGAGTAGCTTTATTTGGTTTGGAAAAATCAGAATCAGGTATTGTATCGGTTGGTAATGATACTCCACCCTACGTAGCAGTTATGTTCGCTAAGACTATGGAAGATGGTTCGCGTGAATATGTTGGTTTACCTAAAGGTTTATTTACTTTCCCTGAAGTTGAAGGAAACACTAAAGAAGATGGTGTGGAATTCAGCTCTGATTCTACTACAGCTGAATTTATGCAAGCGCCAGTTAAAGGGTTTGAAGAAGAAAAAGCTATGTTAATGGGCCATGACGCTAAAGGTTCAACAGTTATGAAAGACGCTATTTGGGAAGCGGTATTTGGTGCTTCTTCTGAAAGTAACACAGGTGACGGTGGAAATAGCGGTGAAACGACTCCAGAGGAAGAATTAGGAGCATAATAACTTAGGAGGAATTTAAATGGCTAAAAAGAAATATAAAGTGTTGCACAAATTTATTGATCTAGAAGATAAAAATAAGATTTATAATGCTGGCGACACTTACCCTAAACCAGCTAATAAAAAGGTTTCGCATGACCGTATATTAGATTTGACAACAAGTGACAACAAACGAGGTAAAGTGTTAATCAAAGAAATTGAAGAGTAATCAATAACGAGGGCTTAAAGCCCTCTTTTTATTTGCAAATAAAAATTAAATTTAAAGGAGAAATTAAACATGGTCAAAAAAACTAAAAGAAATTTTGTTGAATTAATTCAAGAGGTAAATGATAAAGGGGAAGTAACTAAATCAAGAACATTTTTAACTCCACCATTTACGCCTGGACCAGTTTTATTAGAACTACAAGATAGAATTGCTAAAGTTGAAAAAGGAGACTTTAAAACAGAAAAAGAAGCAATTATGTATATGGTTGAGATTGTAGTTGATTTTTACAAAAAACAATTTACAGCAGACGAATTTTTAGAAGGTACCAACGCTCCAGAGGTAATAGATACTATGAAAAATCAAATTCAATTTATCTCTGATGGTTTTGTTAACGAAGAAAACGAAAGACGATTAAAAGAGTTACTAAAATAATAGGCGGCGTTGCCAATGAAATCTAACAAAATTGAACTCGTTAAAGATTTTGACTCTGACGGAAATGTACTTGATTCGGAAGTATACGTTTCGCGCATAAATACGAAATTAGAATTGGTATATGAATGTATGGATATTTTAACTCGAATCGAAAAAGGAGATTCAGAAGTTGATGTACATACTATATCTGATTTAGTTGTAAGGATATACGACAACCAATTTACAAAAAAAGAATTGCTAGACGGTTTAGATGCAGTAACTAGAAACATAGAGTTAATAGAGCAAATAACGTTTATCGCCTCTGGTCAAGGTTTCGAAGTTCAAGAAGGAAAACAAAATAATAAAATAGACAATTTAAATTCATGGGAAGACACCAGAGATAACATGAAAAAATTTGTTAAAAAGATGATGAAGGAAGGCAAAGACATTAATAATTTAATGGATATGCCTTTCTCTTTTTTTATGGAAATTGTTCAAGACGAAAGCAAGAAAAACGTTAAGAAAACTGAAAGTATGATTGATGCCTTCATGTAATTGATTCTATCAGGAAAAGAGGTGAGATGATGGCAGAAAGAATTAAAGGGTTACAAATAGACTTATCCATGAGAGATACAGGAATTAGTAAAACTTTAGCAGGAATTAAAAGAGAATTTAAATCACTAAACTCTAGCCTAAAGTTATCAGGCAATAACTTTAAATACGGCGAAAAGAGTGCTGAATCATATAAAAGTCGAATGGGTGAATTAGATAAGGCTATAAAAATTGGAACATCTAATTTAACTGAATTAGAACAACAGTATAAAAAAGTGTCTCAAGAACAAGGCGCTAATAGTGCTAAAGCGGTTCGATTGCAAACAGAATATAATAAACAAGCTAATTCGATTAACGCTCTAAAAGATGAATATGGAAGATTAGATCAGTATTATAAAGAGAACTTTACTTCTATGGGGCAGTTAAGTAATAAATTCAAATCAGTAAGCACTAACATGCAAGAAGTAGGTAGTAGAGCTCAAAATGTTGGACAATCTTTAACTAGTAAAATAACCAAACCTGCTTTAGCTGCTGGTGCGGCTCTTGGTGGCATTGCAATTGCAAAAGGTTGGTCGAGATTAGTTGAAATTGATACTGCAAAAGCCAAATTATCCGCATTAGGAAATAGTGCGAAAGATACTACTGAGATAATGGATAATGCGATGGCTTCAGTTAAAGGAACGTCATTCGGTATGGGCGAAGCGGCTACGACTGCAGCTAATGCTGTTGCAGCGGGAATAAAACCAGGGAAAGAGTTAACTCAATATTTAACTACAACTGGAGATGCTGCTGCCGTTGCAGGTTCTGATATGTCAGAAATGGGACGTATATTTAATAAAGTTCAAACACAAAACAAAGCATATAACGGAGAATTACAAGAATTATCTGACAGAGGTTTGCCTATTTACCAATGGTTAGCAAAAGAGGCTAACGTTACAGGTGAAGAAGTTACTGAAATGGCATCGAAAGGCGAAATATCAAGTAAGATGTTACAAGATGCAGTTAGAAAGAATATAGGCGGTGCTGCAAAAGAAATGGGGGCTAAATCATTTAGTGCTTCAATTCAAAATATGTGGGCTGCTGTAGGACGTCTAGGTGCTGCATTTTTAGATGCTGGTGGCAAAGGTGGAGGTTTCTTCTCTAAACTTAAACCTTTAATGAACAACCTTACTGATACTATTGATAAAATGGGACCACAAGCAGAACAATGGGGAGTCTCATTAGGGAATGCATTCAACAAAGTTGTTGGTGGTATTAATTCCGTTATAAAGTGGTATCAAAGTTTAGATGGCGGTACGCAAAAGACATTAGGCGGAATAGTCAAATGGTTAGGAATTACATTAGTGACGATGGGTCCAGTACTAACTATATTTGGTAAATTTACAAGGCTTGTTGGTGGAATGTTTAGTGGTTTATCTGGATTGATAAGCTTTTTTATTAGACATAATGCAGTTGCTAAAATTTCTACAGCATCTCAAGCAATATGGAACGGAGTTACTGCCACTGCCAAAGGTATAGTTAACGGTTATAGATATGCTATCGCTGCTTTAACTACTTCACAAACAGCTCAAGCTATCAAGTCTAAAATTGCTGCAGCTGCAACAGTTGTATGGACTGGTGTTACAAAAGCAGCGACTTTAGCGACTAAAGGTTTAGGCTTAGCTATTAAGTTTATGACAGGACCAATAGGTTTAGTAATAACTGCAATCACGGCTTTAGTCGGAGGTATTATATATTTATGGAAAACTAATAGTACTTTTAGAAATATAGTTATATCAGCTTGGAATGCTATTAAAAATACTGCTATTTCTGTATTCGGCTTTTTAAAACCTTATATCATAAATATTTGGAATGCTATAAAAAATTCTTCGATAGCAGTATGGAATACACTAAAAAAGGTAGCAACTACCACATGGAATGGTATTAAATATGCTGTTCAACATCCAATACAAGCCTTAAAATCTGTTTTAAGTACTTTGTGGAACGGTATGAAAAATGCTGCTATAAAAATATGGAATGCTCTTAAAAAAGCTGTAGTTGCAATAATTGTAGCTTATGTTAAACAGGTTAGATCTAACTTCAACTTGGTTAAGCGTATTGTTACAACTATATTCAACGCTATAAAGTCATTTTCTATTAAAGTATGGAATGCTATTAAGAATGGCGTTATAAAAATTGTAAGAAGTTTAAAGAATAGTGTTACAAATGTTTTTAATTCACTTAAAAAAGGCATTTCGAACATTTTTAATGCGGTTAAAAGTTTTACCTTAAAATTGTGGACAAATGTAAAAAATGGCGTTATCTCAAGAGCTAAAGCACTATGGAACGGGGTTAGAAATACTTTTAATTCTCTCAAGAAAGGCGTTTCTGGAATTTTTAATAGTGTGAAAAGTAATGCTATTAGAGTGTGGAGTACTATAAAAGATAAAGTTACCGGGATGGCATCAGGCTTGTGGAGTGGAGTTAAAAAGACATTTAACAAAATGAAGGATGGTCTAGAAAATATCATTGGTAAAATTAAAGGTTTTATCAATGGCATGGTAGACTCTGTCAAAAAAGGTCTGAATAAACTTATAGATGGTGTGAACTGGGTAGCGGGAAAACTAGGTATGGACAAACTGCCTAAAATTAAGTTACACACAGGTACTGAACATACTAATACAACTACTAATGTTGTTAAAAACGGGAAAATAGCTCGCGATACATTTGCAACAGTTGGAGACAAAGGAAAAGGAAATGGTCCAGGCGGATTCCGACATGAAATGATTCGTTACCCTAATGGTAAGACCGCAATCACACCTAATAAAGATACTACAGCATTCTTACCCAAAGGTTCTTCGGTAATGAATGGTGCGCAGACACATTCTATGTTGAGCGGAATGCCACAGTTTTCTAAAGGTACTGGTGATAAGAAAAAACGTTGGTACAACAATATAGCTGATAAAGTATCGAAAGGTGTTGCAGATTTTGGACAAGGAGCAGCTGAGAAATTTCATGGAGCAAAAGATACAACAGCTAACTTTATTGAAAATGCCAAGAATGTTGTAGGCAAAGGAACTAAGTGGCTCGGCGACAAAGTCGGAGACGTTATGGATTGGGTAAGTAAACCAGGAAAATTATTAAATAAAATATTAGAAGGTTTCGGCGTTAATATGAAATCTTTTGGTATACCTAAGGGAGCAAGCTTACCATTTGATATGATGAAGGGTATGTTTGGAAAATTGAAACAAGGTGCAACAGACTTGCTAAAAAATTGGCTTGAAGATGCACAAGGTGGAGATGGTGATGCAAGTTGGTTGTTTAAACATCCAATTTGGCAAAAATTCGGTAACTATACAGGTGGATTAAATTTCAACGGTGGAAAACACTACGGTATGGACTTTGGGATGCCAATAGGAACTAATGTTAAAGCAGTTGCAGGTGGTAAAGTTTCTAATGTATGGACTGATTACGGTGGTGGTAAGTCAGTCGAAGTTCAATTAGGAAAAAACATGTGGAATTGGTATATGCATTTGTCTAAACAATTAGTTAAAAAAGGGCAAAAGGTAAATGCTGGTGATTTAATTGGTAAATCAGGTGACACTGGTAATTTCGTACGTGGAGCACATTTACATTTCCAATTAATGAAAGGTGACCACCCGGGAAATGATACAGCTAAAGACCCGATGAGTTGGTTGAAAGGATTGACTGGTGGAGGTAAAAAAGCAGCTTCTAAATGGGCGCCAGAAATTCGAAAAGCAGCCAAAAGAATGAAAGTTAATTTATCTAACAAAGAGTTACAAGGTATCATAGCTCAAATACAACGTGAATCTAATGGTGATGCTGGTGTAACTCAAGGTAACATCGGCGATATAAATAACTTGAGAGGAACACCAGCGCAAGGTTTATTACAATACGTACCTAGCACTTTCAAATCTTACGCAGTTAAAGGCCACGGAAACATTAAAAGTGGTTATGACCAATTACTTGCTTTCTTTAATAACTCTAACTGGAGACGTGATTTACCATATGGTAAGAGTGGTTGGGGACCAACTGGAAGTAGAAGGTTTGCTACTGGTGGTTTAATTAACAATCCGGGATTATACAACATAGCCGAAGAAGGTTATGGAGAATGGATAATTCCAACTGATCCAAGTAGAGCAAGTGAAGCGATGAAATTATTAGCTTTAGCTTCTCAAGATATAGAAGGTAAAAAGAAAAATAAACGTCCTAATCAGATGCGAATGCCTTCTACAAATAGTAATAGCGATAATGAAATGATTAACTTTATGGCTCGACAATTAGAAGCTACGCAAAGACAGGTAGAGCTGTTAACTCAATTAGTAGCTAGTAATCAGCGTCTCGAACAGAAGGAAATGGGGTTTAGTGAGCGTGATGTGAGCCATGCTCAAGGTAAAAAAGCGAAAATGATGGCGTATAACGTTGGAGGTGCTTTCTAATTTGAAAAAAGAAGTTAGATTGTTTAATGAAGATATTGATATAAAGTTAACAGATATACCAAGATTGAAATTTTTAGATTACATCGAAGATGATGTGGAAGTGAGAGCTGATACAACCGAAATCAGTGGAACTGATGGTGTGATTATGGGACCGACTACGTTCGGTCCTTTTAATTTGATACTCAATTTCTCTTTCAAAGGTATAGATACAAAGGATTTAAGGTTATATAAGCAAAAACTTAGACAGATTGTTTATCAAAGAAAACCTTATTTTATTTGGCATTCAGATGCACCTGGTAAAAAGTATGCTGTTTATTGTGATGCTAGTGAAAATGAAGATTTAACTAATTCATTTGCTACTTTCAAAATAAATTTTGTAGTTTTTAAAGGTTATTCAGAATCATTAAGAGAAACTGATAAGTTTAGTTTATCAAGTGGTGAATGGCAATTTGAAACTGGTGTGTTATCGGTAGATGAGATTAAATACAAACACAATACTACAGGATTTAAAATTTATAACGGTTCTACTGACACGATAGACCCACACATCCGACATCAATTTAGATTATTAATAAATATTGATGCACCGAAAGGTTTTGTAATAACTAACAATACAACGGGTGATGTTTTTAAATATAATAAGGCGATTAAAAAGAGTCAAAAGTTAGTATTAAACGGTGTTCATCCTACAATTGATAATAAGCGTGTGGGAGCTTATACCAATTGGCAATGGATTACGTTAGCTCCAGGATTTAATGAAATAGAAATTGCAGGTGAAAATATCAATAATCCAACAACACAATGGATTTTCCCATTTATATATAGGTAGGTGAATTATTTGGATGCATTAGTTTTAAAAAACAGAAAAGGAACTTATGGTGAAATTCTAACTGATTTTGATTTCGGGTCATTTAAGTATGAATACGAGAAGAACAACGAAAGATCTATTAGTTTTACTATTTATAAAACAAGCAATAACGCTGATATTTACGACGCATTGATAAATGAAATGGTTTTAGAATGGAAAAATCAACAATATACTATTAAATCAACGGCAAGTAAATATGACGGAACTATGCTATCAAATGAAATAGTAGCTAAACATATTTTTATGGAATTTCAAAATCACTATATACCTAAAGATATCGAAAACGAAGAAATGAACAATGAAGATTCTTCGGATGATAATAAACCGACAATGACCTTACAACAATATTTAAACTTTGGGTTCACAGGGAATAAACTTGGTTTCTCATATGAAATCGTGGGTGACTTTGATAAACGTGTGCCTATAGATGATATAGGCGATAAAAATGGAATGGAGTTCATAACAGAAGGTGCAGAATTATTTGATTATATCTACTTTGCCGATAACAAAAAGTTTTATATTTACAATCCAAAAGACTTTTATAAAATGGCTGATATTCCTATTATATACACTTATAATTCAAGTGAATCACAAGCTACTATTACAACCACTGAAGTAAAAACGTATATTCAAGGTTATGGAAAGAAAAAAACGAAAGCAGAAACTAAAAATTATAATCCAATAAAACCGCCTAAACTTAGTTACAAAGGGACTTTTATAAAAGATGGAACTTGGAGAACAGAGGAACTAGGGGCTACTTATGAAAAAACTTTTGAATGTAAATGGGGAAATGAAACGCTTGAATGGACACTAAAAAAAATGTCTAAAGGCGGAAAGTTAGATATTTATTTAGATGACGAAAAAATAGGAAGTTATCAATGTTATAGCAAAACAGCTACGACGGAAAAAATAATTGTCGCTCAAAGGTTAGCGAAAGGAAGTCATACATTTAAAGCAGTTTTTAACGGTGGCATAAAAGGTGTTGATTATAAAAAATCTAAACCTTGCATGTATGTAGGCACAGAAAAATCTACCGTTTTAAATTTAACAGCAGTTTTAAAAGGAACAGATGTTTATCATGCATATGCTGAGTATAAATCACCGTACATCGATAGTTTTGGTTTTGCAGAAGCACCAACTATTTATGATGATACAGCTCTAGATAAGGATGAACTGTACGAAAAGTTAAAAGCAGAACTCAATGATCAACCAACAGTAGAAGTCACTACAAATTATCTAGGTAGTGTTGATGACAAAAAATATATTAGTAATGGAGATATTAAAGAAAATAATATAGTAAGATTTATCAATAAACCATTAGGATATAATTTGGATTTAGAAGTTGTGAAATTAACGGAATCACATCCAATATTGCAGAAACCAGTTGAAGTAGATTTCAGTAACTCACCGACTGATATTATCAAAATACAACAAAGTATAAGTAACAACATTAAAAAAATAAATAATATAGCAAAGGGCGGGTCAATTAGTGAGTCGTCTTTTTCTATGCCTAGATTAGCATCAGATTCAATAGGGAGTGTGTTAGTCGATGAATGAACCAACAGAAATTAAGTATTCATTAGATGAAAGTGGTGAACCATATTTCGCAGCTACTCATATACAAGCAGTACAAGGTTTGAATTTTAATGAAGATGAAGATTTATCCACTGTCATTTTTAATCTTCAAAAGGAAGTTAACAGGGTTTCGGAAGAAAATTCAAATTTAAGAAATTCTCTAGAAGAATCAAAAACGAAAATTTCAGAATTAAACACAAATATCGAAACATCTAAAAATGCTATTGAAACACTGAAAACTAAAGTTGGAAGTTTAGAAATAACTGTTAAAAATTTACAGGATGAAATAGAGCAATTAAAAAGTTTAAACACCAACGAAGGAGGTACTGGTGAATGAAATTAAAAAAAGATTTACCTATGCAAATTGGGCAAGCATTTAGAAACATGTTGGTAGAAAATTTTAACAGAGTAGAAAATAAAATGTACAACAAAGATATTGAAGATAGAAAACACCGAACAGATGAATTTGCTGCTCATAATTCGAAACAAATAAAACATAATAAGACAAATGTAGAAAAGCAATTGAATTACAATAGTGGTCGTACGAGTAACTTGGTAGTGGGTTCAGATGAATATGGTCAAAAGGAAGTTATCGACGCAAGGGTCGATAGAGAAGGCGAAAGTCATGAATTACTATCAGAACGTTTGTTAAGTGATTTCAACGATGTGTATAACACAACTTCATTTGTACCTAATATAGATTTTAAAAAATTACATTATAGAGTCGGAAATACAGATACCGAGTATTATTTGTTGGATGTTCCAAAATATGATAATCAAGGGAATAAATTAAAATTAAAACACGGATTTGCAGCAGAACAATTTGGTAATGGAAATAAAGAAACTGCCCGAACATTTAGTGATAGAAATTATGCAAGTGCAGTTTTCAACGGTAGTGTATTTAACACATCTAACTTCAATCTAATTGGTAATCAAATTAAAGACGGTAAGATATATCAAAGTGATAGTTATACCGATAGATCGTATCGATGGCATTTAGGGTTTAAAGAAGATGGAACGATGAAAATATACC